AATACAAAAGTCTATCAAGCAGTCAGTTCATACATTACTTAATGACCAAATACAGTCTTTAGGTCTAGGAGCTTTCTATGAAGTCTTGGAAGCAGAAATACGAGGTATTAACGGTAGCACGTTTAGCTTTACTGGGTTGGCTACTAATACTGTGGAAAGTATTAAGTCTTTTGAAGGATGTGATATTGTCTGGGTTGAAGAAGCACAAACGGTATCAAAGAAGTCGTGGGATATTCTAATACCTACGATACGTAAACCTAATTCAGAGATATGGGTATCATTTAACCCTAATATTGATACAGATGACACATATAAACGCTTTGTTGTAGAGCCACCAGAGAACGCTAAAGTTGTAAAAGTTAATTACACAGATAATCCTTGGTTTCCAGATGTGCTTGAAGATGAACGCCAACACAGTTTAAAGACTAACCCTGACTATGCAAATATATGGGAAGGTGATTGTAAAGCTGCTGTAGATGGTGCTATATACTCTAACGAGATACGTGAAGCACAAGAAGAAGGACATATTACTAATGTGCCTTATGACCCAATGCTTAAAGTTCATGTTGTTATGGACTTAGGTTGGAACGATAGTATGGCAGTTATTCTATGCCAAAAAGGTGTATCAGACTTACGCATCATTGGATACATAGAAGATGACCACAGGACTTTAGATAGTTATTCTGCACAACTAAAGAACTTACCATATAATTGGGGTCAAATGTTCTTACCACATGACGGACAGTCTAAAGACTTCAAGCATGGTATATCAGCAGAAGATATAATGCGTAAACTAGGATGGGATACACGTATTGTTCCTAAACAAGACATAGAGTCTGGTATTAAACTAGCAAGAATGAACTTTCACCGTATATACTTTGACAAGTCAGCTAATAGACTTGTTGAGTGTTTAAAGAATTATCGCAGAAGTATAAACTCTGCAACTAACGAACCAGGTGCGCCACTACATGATGAATACTCTCATGGTGCAGACGCATTTAGATACTTATGTACTTCCATAGAAGCTATGAAAAATGAAACATGGTCTAATGAGAAGATTGCATATAATAACCTAGGAATTATTTAATGAAACTAAAAGACATGGAATTGGTAGCTCGTATAGAGCAGGAAGAAAGTCTAGCCTATGGCGTAAATGACTCTCAACTCTCTAACGAAAGAGCAGAAGCCATTGATTACTATTTAGGTGAACCATTTGGTAACGAAGTAGAAGGTCGTTCACAAGTCGTATCTTATGACGTACAAGACACGATTGAGTCTGCATTACCACAACTCCTTAAAGTCTTTGTAGCCGGTGATAAAGTAGTTCAGTTTGACCCTAAAGGTCCAGAAGACCAAGAAGCTGCTGACCAAGAAACAGACTATATTAACCATGTCGTTATGGAACAAAACGAAGGGTTCAAGATATTCTACGTATGGTTTAAAGACGCATTACTATCTAAGAATGGTTATGTAAAAGTCTATTCAGAAGAATACACAGAGTCAGAAGAATACGAGTATAAGGGTTTAACAGATGCACAACTACAAATGTTGGCATCAGATGAAAAGACAGAAGTATTAGAACATACAGCATATCCTGACCCATCTGTAGACTTAGCTATGTTACAACAACAAGCTATGATGACAGGTCAAGACCCATCTATGATTATGCAACCTATGCTTCATGATGTTAAGCTAAAGGTTACAGAAACAGAGAATGAGATTTGCATTAAGAACGTAGCACCTGAAAACATTATGGTGTCTGTAGATGCTAGTGGTCCTAATTTAGAAGATGCTAGATTTGTGCAACATAGAGAGATTATGTCTGCAAGTGAGATTGCTGAAGCATTTAACATGTCTATAGACAAAGTTAAGTCTATTCAAGATGACGTAAGAGATACGTTTGAAGAAGAGTCTAATGCTCGTGATATTTACAATGAAGAATATGACAGAGCTTTACTAGATGACGAAAACCTAGTTAAAGATACATACATTAAGATTGATGGTGAAAGATGGCGTATCGTAGTAATGGGTAATACTATTATCTACAGAGAACAATGTGAGCATGTACCATTTGCATGTATTACACCAATGATTATGCCACACCGTCATATTGGTCGTTCTTATACAGACTTAACAAGAGATATTCAGTTAATCAAGTCAACACTTATTCGTGGTCAGTTAGATAATATGTATCTAGCTAACAATGGTCGTTATGCTATTAGCGACAGAGTAAACTTAGACGATATGCTAACAAGTCGTCCAGGTGGTGTAGTAAGAACTGTGGGTGAACCAGGTAGTGCTATTATGCCTTTATCACATCCACCACTTCCACCTACAAGTTTCACTATGGTTGAATACATGGACTCTATGAAAGAGAAGAGAACAGGTATTACAGCTTACAATCAAGGTTTAGATGCTAATACGCTTAATAAGACAGCTACAGGCGTACAACAAATTATGAACGCGTCTCAACAACGTATTGAGTTAGTAGCTAGAACATTTGCAGAAACAGGTGTAAAAGAGTTATTCAAGTTAGTTCATCATCTAGTGAGAACTACACTTACTAAACCTGACATTATTCGTTTACGTAATAAATGGGTAGAAATAGACCCAAGAGAATGGAAAGCTCGTAAAGACTTATCTATCTCTGTAGGTTTAGGTGCAGGTAATAAAGACCAACAATTACTACATCTCAATACTATTTTACAAGCTCAAAAAGAAGCTATCCAAATTGGTATTACTTCACCAGAGAAGATTTATAATGCTTTAGCTAAACTTACACAGAACGCTGGATTTAAAAACCCAGATGAGTTCTGGATTAACCCTGCTAATACTCCTGAACAAGAAGGTCAAAAAGCACCTTCAGAAGCAGAGATTATGGTGCAAGGTCAGTTACAGATTGAGCAACAAAAAGCACAAGCACAGATGATGCAAGAGCAAGAACGTTCAAAAAATGATATAATCATTGAACGTGAAAAGATTATTGCACAAGCTGAATTAGAGAAGTTTAAAGCTAAACTTAAAGCTGAAACTGACTTAGCTATTGCACAAATTAAAGCTCAATCAGGAATGTTAAATGGATAAAGATACAATTTTGTATCATGCGTATATGAATGGTTTAATAGATTATATGAACCATGAGACACCATTTCCATATTATTATGTTCCTAAAGATATAGAACTTAATCAAGTATATAAATTTGCAGAGGACGTTTTAAATCATAAAGATGGATAAATCTCTAGAAGAAATTAAACGTGGTGAACAAGCAGCAGTTGTATTAGAAAATAAAGAATACATTGCAGCTAAAGAAGCAGTAAAAAATAACATTATCACAGCTATGGCTACAAGTGGTTTAGGTGATGAAAAGACCCATAATCGCCTAGTCATTGCATTACAACTATTAAACCAAATAGATAAGCAACTTACTGACGTGATGAACACAGGTAAGATGGCTAAACTACAAACGGATAAGCAACGCTTTAAAGTATTTGGGTAAGGACAAGCCCACTTAAAGCTCACTTCGGTGGGCTTTTTTATTGTCTAATTTTAAGGAAATATTATGAGTGACCAAGTCGTAGAACAGTCACCACAAAGCCGTTTAGAGGCTATGCTAGGTGATGATATTCAGTCTGATGTACAACCAACAGAAGTACCAGAAGAAGAACTTAAACCACAAGAGGCTGAGGCAGAAGCTGAAGAACCTACTGAAGAAGTAGAGTCTGAAGAAGAAGCTGTAGATGACGCACCTGATGACCAAGCTGAGGAAGAAGAACAGTCGCAAGATGAAGTTCCTGCTATCCTTAAGTTAAAGGTTAATGGTGAAGAAGTCGAGAAACCACTTGACGAAGTCGTAGCATTAGCACAACAAGGGCTTGACTACACACAAAAGACACAACAAGTAGCAGAACAACGCAAAGAGCTAGAAACTTATGCTGAGCAAATTAAAGCTCAAGAGCAAGCCTTTCAACAACAAGTGCAACTTAATAACGTCTTAATTGAAGATGTAGCAAAAATTACAGCACTAGACCAACAATTAAACCAATATGCAAACGTGAATTGGCAACAATTGTCTGATAGTGACTTTGTAGAAGCGCAAAAACTTTTCTTTACATATAACCAGCTACAGCAAGAACGTAGCACATTAGTTTCACAGTTTGAAGCCAAAAAGCAGGAAGTCGTTCAGAAGCAAACGCAATTGATGGCAGAGAAGATAGCAAAAGGAAAAGAAATTCTAGCAAAAGAGATACCAAATTGGAGTCCTGAGACTAACCAAGCATTGTTATCTACTGGCAAGGATTATGGCTTTTCTGATGCAGAACTCAACTCAATTGTTGACCCTCGTCACGTGAAGGTATTGCATGACGCTATGCAATGGCGCAAACTTCAACAAAAGGACTCTATTGTAAAGAAAAAAGTATCAAGCGCAAAACCAGTTGTGAAACCTGGTGCTAAAGATACAAAAGCGGAAGCTAATTCTAACCACCGTCAATTACGTGAACAATTACGTAAGACAGGTAAGTCAGATGCAGCTCAAAAACTTATAGAAAACATGCTTTAATTTACAAAGGAAACGATAATCATGGCAGCATCAGCAACCAATAGTTATACCGGTAGAGGTATAGCAGAATCATTTGAGGATATCATTTTTGATATTTCTCCAGAAGATACACCATTGCTTTCATTAGCAAAAAGAATGTCAGCAGGTCAAACATACCATCAATGGCAAACAGATGCATTAGCAGCAGCAGCTACTAACAGAGCTA